GACTGTGAAAGGAAGCCTATAACAACGGGCTTCCTTCTTTTTTTATTTTATTTTTATTGGTAAAAGGGGCAACTAAGGGGCAACTTACAAACCTAAATCAGATAGCTTGTCCGTGATACTGGCACGCATCTTTTTGGTAACATGAGTATAGATTTTATTTGTGATGTCCGAGTCCTCGTGACCCACACGCTCCATGATCGCTGCAAGCTGTATGCCATTTTCTGCCAACAAGGATACATGTGTGTGGCGGAAGATGTGAGAAGTGAGAGTTTTGTGCTCCAGACCGATGCGTTTACCAGCACGACCAAGGGCTACGTTAAACGAGTTATACGGCATTGGCGTACCGTTTTTTGATACAAACAAGTATCCGCCTTTTAAATATCCGTCAATTGTAAGACTATCTAACTTAGTCTCATTCATTGTGCGCTCAACAAGTGCTGAACATCGTTGTGTTAAATCTATATCTCTAAAGCTGGTAGGTGTCTTCGGTGGTCCTTTTTTGGCTCTTCTAAAGCCGTTCTGGTAGTTAATCGTGCCGGTGATACATAGTACACCAAAATCATTTTTAAAGTCCTCTGGCGTTAATATGACGGCCTCACCTATCCGACAACCCGTTAAGTACATAAACTCCGCAAGCCTACCTACACGATATGTCGAGGGCCTGCGGTATAGTTCTTTGATCAAACGTTCGGCCTCGTCTTTTTCGAGGTACTTATTAGTAATTTTGTCTCGATCAGATTGCTCTTTTTTTCTGTATACGACTTGCACGTTTTCGAGCGGATTGCTATCTAAATACTCCAAACGGATAGCATAGCGGAAGGCCTGATTTAACTGAGATTTCATGCCACTAATATAATCGTTTGAGTAGTCTAAGCCGTCAAAAAATGTCTGAAACAACTGGATATCTGCATTTTTGATTAACGTCTCACCATCTATATGATCAAAAATGACTTTCTGCTGTGCGTTGTATGCGCTGATGGTGGAGGGGCGGATACCTTCTTTTTTCTTGTGGATAGGATACCACTCGTCAAACAGTTGTTTGAGTGTGAGATCCGTTTGTTTCTTTTGGCTCACTTTTCCAATTTTATCATCTAGCAACTTCTGCGCTTTCTTCTGTGCTTGTTTGCTGTCGCTGGTCAAGATTATCGACTTCCGCTTGTATTTCTCGGTGTACGGGTCCTTGTAGCGCTCAATATATTTAAACCTGCCGTCTGGCAATGTTTCCATCCACATTGTAATCAACTCCTATCATTGATATAATAGGCATAGCTAAATAAGCCTAGCCGTTTATTTGGTAGCACGCCTGTCTGTGGAGGAGGGGCGTGTTTTTTTTATTGCTCACTTTTAAGCGGTGTATCAATCGTTTTGCTGTCATCAAATGGTGTGTAGAAATAAATCACGCTAAAGCTATCATCATCTTTTAAAGAGTAGGTCATATCAAAAGAATATGATTCCCCTTTGTTTTCAAAATCACCAATAGTTGAGTACACGTTTTTATACTCAGTACCGTCATCTGCGTTTTCGTCATCCGGCATTTGATTTACTTTAAAATCATCGTCCGTTACGTCAACTTTCGCATCAGACAGGCCATAGTGTTCTTTTAATACCTTTTCTGCGATTACACCGGCGGTTGCTTTACTGTCATTTTCGGTGTTTTCTGCAGATTCTTCGCTACTTCCACACGCCCCTAAAACTAAAATACTACTCAAAACCAACAGTGACATTCCAAACTTTTTCATTAATTTCCCTCATTTCTTTGATATAATTATTTTGATATTAAATACTAACCCTAGCCGCAGCGCCAACTCCGACTGGGGTATTTTTTTATAGGTCAGCGCTCATCTTAAGTGCCTTACCTAAAATTCTTGCAGGATTATCTGGCGTTACTACATACGGATCGTACGATTGATTGTCTGGCATCAGCATCACCAAGCTTCCTTGGCGTTTGATACGCTTGAGAGTAGCTTCTGTGTCGCCATTAACTAGCACCGCTGCAATCTCGCCGTCCTCCACATCTGGCTGTTGTCTGATTAAGACATAGGCGCCGTTTGGAATAGTAGGGGCCATGCTATCACCTTTGCAATGGAGATAAAACAAATTGCCAGTCGGTAGTGTATCAGCAACTTCATCACGATAGCCTTGGATATTTTCCTCTGCTGTGATTGGGTCACCGCAAGCTATATCGCCGAGGACGGGAATGGAAACCAGTTGACTTACTTTTAACATTCCGTCAATCTGTTCTTCTGTAATCCTGGAACGCGGAACATTAAAGTAATCTGCTAAAGCTTGAATTTTATCAAGCCTTGGATATTTTTCACCGCTGAACCAACTTCTAACAGTCGCTTCTGCAAAACCAGTATCTCGTATCACATCAGCTTGTGTTTTTCTTTTTAATTCAAGCAACTCATTTAAGTTGTTTGCTAAAATTTCTCGCTGCTGTTGAGCTGTTGTTAATTGTTTCATACTACTTAATACCTCCTTTCGATGTATTAATCATATACCCAAAGTGAGGAAAAGTAAAGAAGAAAACGTAAACTTTTTTTACTTTAAGTGTTGACTTCGTACTTTTAGTGCGGTATAGTATAGACACAGACAAGGAAGCGAGGTGATATAAATGCCAGAGCAATTATCAATTTCGGCGTGGCGAGAAGAAAAAGGTTTAACCCAAGAAGCCCTAGCTCAAAAGCTTGGCGTCAACGAAAAGACGGTTAGTGAGTGGGAAAACAAAAAAGTGGCAGTTAAACCGATGCACATTTTTGCTATTGCTTATGTACTAAAAGTGGACGCGGATAGAATCCGTCCGTAATTTTTTTAATTTAAACCGCACTTTAAGTGCGGAGAGGAGGTTAACCAATGAAAACAGAAAACTGGAATGGTCACGAGATACGATTCGTCAATATTAATGATGAGTGGTGGGCAGTGGCGAAAGATGTTGCGGAAGCGTTAGGTTATCCAGAAACAAACGCTATGACAAAACGTTTAGAAAAAAGCGATTTGATGTCCGACAAATTGTCGGGTATGAACATGAAGTCGGTATTGGTTAATGAGTTTGGCATTTATGATGCTGTTTTCGGTAGTCATAAAAAAGAAGCTAAAGAATTTAAACGTTGGATTTTCGACATCATCAAAGAACTACGCCAGTCCACAGGGCTAGAAGGCTTCCAAGTGTTCCGAATGCTAGACAAGGAGCATCAGAAATCAGCTATGCAGAATCTAAAAAAGTCATTACGGAACCCAGTGCGAGTCGACTTTATCAAAGCGAACGTCATTGCGAATAAAGCCGTATCAAATAAGCACGGTTTCCCGAAAATGATTAAGAAGGCAGAGATGACGCCCGACATGTTGGTGGAGCGCCAAGAAATTTTAGATAGCACAGTAGAGCTTATGGGAATCAAAGATCGATATGGATTGAAGTTATCCGTAAGCGAAGAAATATATGCAAGTTTGGAACCGCAAGAGCAGACGGCGTAAGGAGGAATCAAAATGACTAGTCAACAGCAAGCAATTAAAAACGCACTAGCAGTAATGCTACCAGAAGAAACGGCTGAAATGCTGGCTGAGTTAAATGGTACAAAGCTGCAAGTTGTCTATCAGCTAATGTGTGAACAAGCCCAATACCACGGTGTAGCTGTGGAAGAACCAACTGCTAAAGACGTGCTGGAAAATCTAAGCGAGCTGGTACAAGCAGAATTTGAAACACCGATTACTATTGATGAGTTTCAAGATTTGGTTAGTACGCAAGTGTCGCAACTGATAGAAATTTTGGGACTTGACATTTAAAGGAGGCCTAACCATGCAACCAACATTAAAAGAGCTCATCCATAGCGTTGAGTCGAAACAAGTCGCTGCGGAGTGGGACCGTCCAGAAGAGCTGATGATACGGTTCAACGGCCTAAAAAAATCCACACTCTACGACTATCTGAAAGAAATGGATGATATCCCGGAATTTCGTGCGGGCATCATGCGACCGGGTGTGACGTTCATACACATTGGCACGTTTATCTGGTATCTGCGGTGGAAGGAAGCAAGCCGGTACCGGTCAAAGAAACCATCGCCAAGCGAGGTGCTGAAATGTACTGGCTAATCGGCAGCTTAGTAGTCGCGTTGATAGCAGCGGCGGCAATGATCGTGGAGAGGAGGTCTGATGAGTGAAAAAAGCATTTGATGCCATCGTAGTAATGACTACGCTGGCAATACTCGCCACGGTGATAGCTTTTCTGGCTACACAGTCACTAAAGGCTGCGATGATACTAACGTGGATGCCGGTCGCTTTCGGTGGGACTTACGTTATCGGCAAGGCGAAAGGGAGAAACTAATGATACGACATACTGGAATCGGGAGAGTAACCGAGATGGTTGGCTTTACCCGCAACTTAAAAACATCGGCCGCTCGGCAGTCCATCGAAAGTGATGTGGAAGAAGGCGATACCGTGCTGATCTATGACAACATCATCGGTATTGTAATCCGCAAGCTAAAGTGCAGTGCGGTAGTCGAGATTGACGACGGTGAACGCACGGTGATTAGTTTGGATTACATTAAAAAAACTGACTCCGCCAGCAAGCAATGAGTCAGTCAGGTAAAACTATTTGCCTGTATTTTACCACAGGAGGAGCAGAAATGAAAATCGAACGAGACCCATCCATCGAAACAAGATGGCTACTGATAGACGATTACGAGCCGTCAGGCATCATCGTTTTTGACATGACGGTATCGGACAGACAAGTAGCTGTTTTTCAAGATAGCGCTGATAAAGCACTGTCGATGGAATTTGATAGTTTGCAAGAATCCGCGCAATTTGATGCAGATGAATTAGTCAACGGGTTAATACTGCTGGCACAGATGATAAAGGAGGAAGCCAAATGAAGTTATACGATCTATCCGAAAAATACAGAGCGCTACTGGACATGGAAGAAGATATCGATCCAACTGTTTTCCATGACACGTTAGACAGCCTAGAAGATGCTATCGAAAACAAGGCCGAAGGGTATGCCATTGTTATCCGACAGTTTAAAGCCGATGTGAAAACGTTGAAAGACGAGGAAGACCGTCTCGAAAAACGTCGGCAAGCGATAGAAAAAAAAATCGGTATCATGCAAGAAAGTCTATACGAAGCCATGAAAAATACTGGCATCGATAAGATTAAGTCACCACGTTTTACTGTGTGGGTACAGAAGAATCCGGTGGCTGTTAGCATCACTAACGAGACGTTAATACCAAAAGGATACTACATTCCACAGTTGCCAAAGCTTGATAAGAAGCAACTTAAAGAAGATATGAAACACGGTGAAATTCCGGGTGTTGAACTTGTACAGACTGAGGGGGTGCGGATTAGATGAGTGAAAAGCAATTGATTTTGAAAGCAGAAAAAGTTTCGAAGGCTACTATGCCGGTGTTTATTGACATTGACCAGCACCAAAAATTGTTGGCCTTAAAAAGTGAAACAGGCATTCCGTTACGACGTTTGGTAGAAATGTTTATTGATTTCGGATTAGAAAACGTGGTGATTGAAGATGAAGATTGAACAATGGCGTCCTATTGATGGTTATGAAGGCTTGTATGAAATCAGCAATTTAGGGCGGATAAAAAGCACATATCGTCAAGGATGCACTACAAGCTTTCTAAAAATTTCCAATAACGGAAATGGATATATGATGGTTAGGCTTTGTAAAAACGGAAAAGCTAAAAAGTTTTTTCTGCACAGATTGTTGGCACAAGCCTTTATTAGCAACCCTGAAAACAAGCCTCAAATTAACCATATCAATGAAAATCCAAGCGATAATCGTTTGGAAAATCTTGAATGGGTGACACAAAAGGAAAACAACAATCACGGATTTCATAATCTAAACATGGCTATTTCTAAAATAAATGGCAAAGCAAGAAAAATTGTCCAATATGATTTAGAAGGAAACGAATTACGTCGTTTTGATTTTTTGAAGGAAGCAGCTCGCTTTGTTGGCGGTAACTCTATAAATATTAGCCGAGCGGCAAGAAACGTTATGAATAGGGAGACTGCTTACGGATATAAATGGAGGTATGAATAATGGTAAAGAAAATCAATGCCGAAAATTTATCTGTAAAAAGTGGAACATATATGATCTATGCTAACCCAGGTCTTGGAAAAACTTATTCTCTAGGATTTCTACCAGGTAAAACATTGATATTAGATGTGGATGGTTCCTCGTCTACATTAGCTAAGCATCCAAACAAGCAAAATATCGAAGTGTGGAGGCTAGATTCTTCTGATATTTGGCAAGAATGGATTGATACTATTTCAGATTTGGTCACTAATAAAGCAGTTTATGAAAAGAAGTTTGACAATATCTGTGTGGACAATATTTCTGAACTATTTAAAGCGCAATTAGAAGATTTAGGCAAGAAAGGTAAAAACAATGGTGTCCCGTCGCAAGCTGATTACCAAAGAACCGATTTTATGAATCTCAGAGGTTTAAGAGCTTTGAATAATTTGGATTGTCGAATCGTTCTTACTGCTTGGGAAACTACGGATACCTATACAGAATTAAACGGACAGTTTTTTACTCGATCCATGCCGGATATTAGATCAAAAATTCTAAACAACTTTCTTGGACTATGTGATGTGGTTGGAAGATTGGTAACAAAAAAAGATGAAGACGGCAAGGAGACACGAGGCCTAATATTACAGCCGAATCAAAGTGTTTATGCAAAAAATCGGCTAGATGAACGCAATGGATGTTTGGTAGAAGACCTAGTAAAAGAAGTAGGTGATGCCAATGGCGTACCAACTGAGACCGTACCAAAACAATCTGGTAAGTGATGCTAGAAAATATCTAGCACAAGGATTTAAAGGCGTGTTGATACAGTCGCCTCCAGGTAGTGGGAAGTCAGTAGTCATAGCGGAAATTACTCGCATGGCTGCGGAAAAAGGTGGATATGTGCTGTTTTTAGCCCACAGGAGAGAGTTGCTGGACAACATCCGGGAAACACTGGAAGAAAACGAAGTTAAGCTCTCGCAAGTGTTAATCTTGTCTGCGGTCATGGCGAAAAATCGCCTCCACACCATGCGAAAGCCAACGCTAATCGTAACGGATGAAGGACATCACGGGAAAGCAAAAACTTACAAAGCAATCTATGACCACTTTGCAGACGTACCGCGATTAGGTTTCACCGCCACGCCTTGGCGCATGAATGGTGATGGATTTACCGACATTTACGATCAGATGGTGGAAGGTCCAAGTATCCAATGGTTAATTGATAATCAATGTTTAGCGCCATACCGATGGTTTTCTATCCCACTTATTGACCGGGGAAAAGTGGACTTTAAAAACATGACACGAGAGGCCGAAAGCTCGGCAGCACTCTTTGAGTCTGACGCAACCATTCAAGGGGATATCGTGGGCAATTACCAAAAATACGCAGACGGCAAGCAAGCGATAGTCTATGCACCGACGATTGAGGTTAGTAAGTTAATCGTCAAATGGTTTAACGATGCTGGTATCTATGCGGTACATGCTGACGGTAAAACACCGATTAAACAGCGCGACCAGATTATGGCTGATTTTAAAGCTAAGAAAATCACTATCCTAAGCAACGTGGATTTAATCAGCGAGGGATTTAACGTGCCAGATGTGGGAGTTATTATCCTTTGTCGACCCACGCAGTCCATCGTATTGCACTTACAGCAGTCGATGAGAGGGATGCGTTATCGGCCGGATAAGGTATCTATCATCTTAGACCACGTAGGCAATGGTGCTAACTTAGGTCTGCCTGCTGATGAGTTTGAGTGGACGTTGTCTGCCAGAAATCGAAAATCATCTGGTAGCGAGGGCGGGCCACCGAGGATTACGTGTCCAACGTGTGGACAGCAGTTTTTATTAAAGAGTCTGCTAAAAATTGGCGATAAACCACACTGCCCGTTTTGTATGGCCGAGATCCAAAAACAGGAAAAAGAATCATCGGTCACGTTTGACGAGACAGTCAAAATGGTGGAGCTAACCACCGAACGGGCGCGGATTGCTAGACTGTCACGGAAGAAATTTTCTAAGACTGCCCCGCTGTCTGCAAATTATGAGATTGCGGAAGCGAAAGTAGAGGTAGCAGGTAAAGGCAATTCACTGTTTAAAATGTTTGGCTCACTGACTGCATGGTCAGGAAAAGAATTTAGTATAGCCGAGTTGGAAGACTTAGCAATCGAAAAAGAGTTATCAATGGAATCAATTTTAAGGGCCTATGAGTGGGCTGTTAAAAAGGCTACGGAAAAGCCGGCAGAACCGGAATGGTTTGCGAATAAAATATCTTAATAAAGCGAGGAAAACACAATGGGATTTAAAGTAAATTATGATGAAGCACAGGACTTTGGAGCGGTACCAGATGGAACTTACGAGGTAGTCATTTTTAACGCACGGGAAGACGTGACGCAAGGTGGTGCAGAAAACATCAACTTCGACATGATTATCCGTAACGATATTGATCAACCGCGAAAAAACAGCCACCTATTTCATAAACTCTGGAAAGCGAAAGCAACAGGTAAATACAACCGAGGCATGATTATGTATTTAGCGAAAACCTTTGGTTTGCAAGATGGTAAAGACTATGCAAGCTTTGAAGACTTCCTAAATGATTTTTCTGGCAAGGTAGCGAAAGTCCAAGTCAAAAACGAGCAGTCAGAATATAACGGAAAAACGTACGACAATACCAACATTAAAAAGTTTGAAACAAGTGCATTCCCACAGTTACAGCATGTTTGGAAAACAAATTCGAAAGAAGAAACGCCTGATTTTGGTCCTAGCAGCTCGATTGATGTCAGTGATGATGATCTTCCGTTTTAAGGCTAAGTTATAAATGACTTACGACAAAATTCCCTCCGAACTCCGTGAGTTAATCCAGTGGGGGATTTACAAGCGAGAGTGGGACGAAACCAGAAAAAAATGGAAAAAGAAACCGCACAATCCGTTTAATGGCAAATTAGCTAGTAGCACCGACGAGAGCACGTGGTCTGATTTTCAGACCGCTCTCGATGCTATTGGGAGATTTAAGGCAGACGGCCTAGCATTTTATTTTAAACCGCCATATATCGGGATTGATTTAGATGATATTGGCGATGACTTAGAACGGTACCTAAATGGAGATGTAGAAAGTAACATCGTTTATGTTTTTATGAATTCGACCAAGACATACTCGGAAATTTCTATGTCAGGCAAAGGCGTGCATATCATTGGAAAAGCGAAGATACCGGGTCCTAGACGACGAAAAGGAAACGTTGAAATGTACACCGATGGCCGGTTCTTTGCTATCACAGGAAATTTCTTTGGTAAAAATAACGAGATTAACGAGATACCAGAACCACAGATTAAATTCCTCTACCAGCGCTACTTAGATAGTGGCGAAGTAATTAATGGGAACTTTCAGCACGCTTGGCGAGACAGCAACGATTTATCCGTGCAAGAAATCATTGAGACAGCTACTGCTTCTGCCACAGGTCAGCGGTTCCGAATGTTTTTAGACGGTGGTTGGGAGAAAGCCTACTCTAGCCAATCAGAGGCAGACATGGCTTTTGCCAACGACTTAGCTTTCTGGACTGCCGGTGACTTCCAAAAAATGGACGAGATTTTCCGAATGTCGTCACTCATGCGCGATAAGTACGATCAAAAACGCGGCAAGACAACATACGGCATCGGGCTATTAAACAAGGCGGTTTCCGAAAGTACGAACCATTACACCGGAAAGAAGAAAGCAGACGATTACTTTCTGTCAATACCAGGCATTACCACGGATATCCCGAACGAACCAAAACGATACTACAGCTACGACGATACTGGAAATGCCGAACGGTTTTTAGATATCTTTGGCAGTCTATCCAAATACAGCTATGTCAATAAGTGCTGGTACTTTTATAACGGCAAAAATTGGGAACAAGACAACATCGGCGCTGTCCGAAAATGGATTGACCAGACGATTGAAATCTTTAAACAGGAACCCGTTAATGTGCCAAAAAGTACCAGTGAGGACGAGCTGAAAAAATATCTCGAAGCCAAAGAAAAACATCTGAAACGCTCCCGGAATAATGCCGGTAAAGAGGCCATGATGCGAGAGATAAAACACAATGTAGCAGTGCTACCGGAAGAATTTGACGGTGAAGACATGCTATTTAATGCACAGAACGGCTATGTGGATTTAGCAAGCGGGACCTTAAATAATCACGATATCACGAAGATGTTTACTAGGATATCAAACGCCGAGTATACGGATAAAGTGGACTGCCCGCGTTGGGAACTGTTTCTGGAACAGATTTTTGATGGTGACAGAGAGCTTATCCGTTACATCCAAAAAGCCGTTGGCTACTCCCTAACTGCATCAACCAAAGAGCAAGTTATGTTTATCCTCTATGGTAATGGCCGAAACGGGAAATCAGTATTTTTGGATATCGTCTCCGAGATCATGGGCACGTATGCGAAAAGTATGCAAGCCGATAGCTTGATGGTAAAAAAAGGCGGTAGCGGTGGACACAATGAGGATATCGCACGCCTCGATGGTGCACGAATGGTCACATCAAGCGAGCCAAATGAAGGCGTCCGGTTAGACGAAGGATTAATTAAGCAGCTAACCGGTGGCGATAGTGTTTCTGCCAGCTTTAAAGGCGGGCACGTGTTTGACTACAAGCCAAAATACAAACTTTGGTTAGCGACCAACCACAAGCCGATTATCCGGGGCAATGACGATGGTATCTGGCGACGTCTGCCACTGATACCGTTCACGGTGCAGATACCACTTGATAAAGTCGATAAAAATTTAACCGAAAAACTCCGCATCGAGCTACCAGGTATTTTTAACTGGGCCGTGGAAGGGTGCTTGATGTGGCAGAGAGAGGGATTAAAACCTCCCGCTGGTATCCAGCAAGCGACCATGGAGTATCGGAAAGAAATGGATGTTATCGGCGGATTTATCGAGGAATGCTGCACAACGGGTCCGGGATACGCGATTGGTGCGACTGATTTATTTAAGGCCTACGACAAGTGGGCAAGGGATATGAACGAGCACCCGTTTTCTCAAACGGTGTTTGGGAAGAAAATAGCAGATCGTTACGAAAAGAAAAAAAGTGATGGCCGAATGAGATACGTCGGAATTGATTTAAAAAAAGAGTTTCGAGAATTTAGTCTAAATGTTCCTGGTTTGTAAAACAGGGAGGGTAGGGATAGTTCAGGGAGGGTTTTGGAGTAACTGTCCCTGTACCTAAACCCTTGGTACTACTACCTTTTATACCTCTTTAGGGATAGTAGGGATAGTTATTACTAAGTAAGAGTAAATAATATAAATAGTAAATATATATAAATTACAGAAGCAACCACGAAAAATGGCTAAACCCTCCCTGAAATGGCAAGACGCTTAGAGCGACAAGGGATACAGAGTTTCTAAACTATCCCTGAACAGGGAGGGTTTGGGCTAGAAAGGGGTTTGATTTTATGGAAAGAGAAGAAATCCTAAAAAATAATCGAGCAAAGGAATTACGGGTAAAACATGGTTATTCTCTGAAAAAGTTACAAGAGAAAATTTATGAGGATAAGGGACCTGTAATTTCCACTTCCGCTTTACACAATTTTGAGACTAGAAAAACTGTGTTGTGGGAACTAGCAAGAGAAAAGATGGCAAGTCTATATGGAGTGTCTATTGATTATTTAGATGGTGCCGATCTATGACAGCAGAAATCGACATACAAAATGCAATCCGGCGAGAGTTGCCCAAGTATGGTCACTTTGTTTATCGGGGTAACGTCGGAAAAGTAAAAATGATGGACGGTCGCTGGTTTGATACAGGACTGCCTAAAGGATGGCCAGATTTATTTGGATGGACCAAAGAAGGAAAATTTTTCGCCATAGAAGTCAAAAACGAAAAAGGCAAGCTCCGTCCAGAACAGATTACGTTTGGCAATTTTTTAAAGAGTCAACCGGTGCTATACGGTGTGGCCCGTAGTGTGGAGGAGGCGCTGGCGATTGTCAACAATGGATAAAAAGCAAAAGCAATACCTACGCGTAAAAGTCTGCCGGCTGATGGACGCTGGGAGGACAGAAGAAGCAAGAAAACTTATGGATATCCTATGCGGTGTGGATGGAACGCATATTCGGCCTGATGACAAACGCCAACGCTGCGTGCGTGTAACGGATATAAACGGAAACATGGTCGAATATCGATCCGTCGCTATATGCGCGGAAGCAATGAAGGCCTCTGTCGCACTGATAAATAAAGCAATCCGCATCGGCACACCGGTGACAGGTAAGCTAAAAGGCTATGTGTTTGATGCCGACGAACCGAGCCATGGCAAACGTAGTACCAAAGCAAAAGCGATTAAGCCAAATGGCGAGGAACTGATGTTTGACAGTATCAGCATCATGGTTAGAGAGATTGGTGCTTGTGGGGGCACGGTGTATAAGTTTTTAAATCTAGGTACGCCAGTGATTGACGGGAAATTTGAAGGGTGGAGATTTGAAAGATGCAACTAAAAGTAAAACGACTAACAGATACGGCGGTACTGCCGATTAAGGCACATCCGACTGATGCGGGATTTGATATTTTTGCGGATGAAGAAAAAAATCTGTATAGAGGGCAAACAGTCTGCGTATCAACAGGCATTGCAATTGCTATCCCAGAAGGCTATTACGGGCGCTTGAAAGGTCGTAGCGGTCTTACATCTAAGACAGCCCTACGCGTGCAGGAAGGCACAATAGACAGCGATTATCGCGGAGAAATTAAAGTGATTTGCGATGTGCGAGACGCAATGCTATCCGATGATGTGTGGAATGATGAGTGTTATTTGGAAATTACCAAGGGTGCGAAAATTGCCCAGCTAATCATCCAGCCTCTCCCAACTGTGGAAGTTGAGGAAGTTGACGAGCTGGACGATACAGACCGCGGTGTTGGTGGCTTTGGGAGTACGGGTATCTAATGATCTGTGCAGAAAATGCACGAACTATTTCCATTTTGGAAAGAGTTGGAGGAGATAAGAGTGTTAGTAGATATTTTTACGGGTATTTTTGCTTTGATTTTAGCTCCAATCATATTCTTAACGTCATTCTGGATATGCAAAAAATACTGGATTCCGAATGCTAAAACGCTAAATGAGCATAGAGGGACTGAAAATCAATTGCCAACTGGCTATTGGATAGTATGGGCTAAAAATATGAAAGAAATATTTTTGGATTTTAGTTTGAGAGACCTATAAAAGTAGTGGGTGTTTTCAAAATGGAAAATACCATGAGGAGGGAAACTGATGAGATTTTTAGATTTATTTGCCGGCATCGGTGGTTTCCGTCTTGGAATGGAACAAGCAGGTCACGAATGTGTCGGTTTTTGTGAGATTGATAAATTTGCCAGAGAAAGCTATAAAGCGATACATGATACGACTAACGAGGTGGAAATGCATGACATCACAACAGTACCAGATGAATTTATTCGAGGAATCGGAAGTATCGACATTATCTGTGGAGGATTTCCGTGCCAGGCTTTCTCAATTGCAGGAAAAAGACGAGGTTTCCAAGATACTCGAGGAACTCTTTTCTTTGAACTTGCAAGGTTCGCATCTATTCTCAGACCACGCTATTTATTCCTTGAGAACGTCAAAGGATTACTCAATCACGAAGGAGGGGCTACGTTCGAGACAATCCTCAGAGCCTTGGATGAACTTGGGTATGATGCGGAATGGGAAGTGCATAACTCTAAAGACTACGTTCCACAAAACAGGGAGCGAGTTTTCATTGTCGGACATCTTAGAGGAGAACGTACCGAGCAAGTATTTCCTTTCGAAAGAGAAAACAGAGCGACTGCTGAAAACTATATAAGACCCATTAATGATTCTAAAAAAACAAGAGAGTCGCTGAACTTTGATAGTACAAATAGATTTTATGATATATCAGGAATAGCCCCTTGTTTAAATACAATGCAAGGGGGAGATAGGGAGCCAAAGATTGCAGTTGTTGGAAATATTAATCCAAGCGGTCGAGGAATGAATGGAGAGGTCTATTCGAGTAAAGGTTTGTCTCCAACTCTTACTACAAATAAAGGTGATGGTAACAAAATTGTCATACCAATTTCCGATGTTGATCGAGTAAATAAAAATCAAAATGGACGACGGTTCAAGGAAAATGGAGATGAAATGTTTACACTAACGACCATTGGCTGCCATGGCGTAGGGATTATCCAACGTCCGCGTGGATATAACGCTGGTGGGCTGCATGAAATTGCTCCAACTATGTCAGCGAATAGTTGGCATGAGAATAATATGTTGCAGACTGGATTCGCAATTCGCAAACTGACACCTCGAGAGTGCTGGCGATTACAAGGCTTTCCAGATTGGGCCTTTGACCGAGCGGAAAAAGTAAATAGTGATAGTCAGTTATATAAACAGGCCGGAAATTCTGTGACGGTACCAGTAATTTACGATATTGCAAGAAGATTAGTTTGAGGAGGACCAAAAATGAACAAGCGAGAAGCGATCTTACTTTTAGAGAAGAAGCGCGATAAAGCAATCGGTGACATGAGCTTTTTCGGCGAAGGAAGCAGAAAAGGTTTGATGAATGAAATCCGAGTGAATACTTATGATATTGCCATTAACACACTGGAGCAGATTGACGAACCGCAAGCCGAGAAGGTGGAAGTGCCTGATTTTGTGGCGGAGTGGCTAAAAACTAATAAGTATTCAAGTGACATATATGACCTATTTCAAAATGTAGAATATGCCACCGATGCAGATGGGTTTATTCCAGAAAGCTGGAAACGTTGTGAAGAGTTTTATGACTGGATAAGTCAAGATTCCGATACACTTTATATTTTGTCTGATGCTATTAGATACGGCTACACCGTCAAGCCGAAGCGGTGGGTGGTTAAAGCGAATAATTTTGGTATATATTTCACAAGTTTTCGACCTGAAACACTATCGGGTATTTTCGGGACTAAAAAATGCGCTAAGGCATTCACCGACCGTGCCAAAGCCGAAGCAGTAGCGACCTTGATTGATGGGAGTGTGGAGGAGGTATGAGCCCTAGCGAAGTTGTCAATCAAGAAATAGAAGGTGTTAAGCAAAACATCGACATCTTGGGAACGCCTAAGTTTTATCAGTTTAAAAAACACAGTGCCCTGCGATATTGGAAAGGCCAATTCGATGCCATGATGAGACTGCGACATTTGTTTCAAGTGGAAGAGTTAAAAAAGATTGAGGAGGTAGCGGAATGAACCTAGCTTGGATGGCAGAAATGTTTAACAAGGAAATCGATGAATTAAACAGGACTATTGAACACCTCAAAAGCATCGGTGTTTACGATGAAAAAGTCCAAGATGAGATGGTTGCCAAAGGTATTTTGGGAGCGCGAGAGCAGATTAAATTTTTGAAAGGAAAATATTTGAGTGAGGAGGTCCCAAAATGACCAAGTGGATAGTATCGGCGCCAATAGCAAACAGCGACTTGTCAATGAATTTTGTCTGCTATAACGTGGACGAGTTGGAGGATTTGCTGGCAGAGTTTCCGAACGCAGATGTGGAGGAGGTGGGCGAGAATAGTGTTCGCTACTCGCTAGAAGAGGCGAAAGAAATCATAAAACAGATTAAGGGAGCGACAGTCTCTCCCTCTCTCACCGACGATCAGCAGGTCGTGTTGGAGTGGTTGAAGAAAAAAATGACAATAACTGATATAGAGCCTATTGAATTAATTTGGCGCCTTAGAGTTAACTCAACTAAAGAGGGTTATCGAGATATGCCAGTTTATAAGAGCTACAGATATATGACTAAAGCCGGACAATTCCAAGTCCTCGCTGCGTTTGCGGAATGGGGGTGCAACCAATGCTAATTAGCGATGTGGAAACGTTAGAAGATATCAGAATAGTAAATATGTTGTTAATACGAGTGTATGACCGATCAATGGACGTTATCGGCAGAGAATCGTATATCACAAAGCGAGTTGAGGATGCGCTGGATGCCACGAATAAGATTCTGGATTTGCTAGACGAGGAAGAAGAATGACACATGACCAGCAAACAATACTAAACATGCTGAAAGATGGCGCAGAACGGCGCCCGAAAGAGATTATAAGCATGCTCGTAGAAAGCATGTACATGAGCGAGAGCGAAGCATTTGACAGATTGAGTAGTAAACAGGCGAGAGAAGTGCTTGTGGCGTTTATTAGTGGCAAGGAGGACTAAGAATGATACCGAAGTTTAGAGCGTGGGATAAGGAAGAACTATGTTGGATAAATATAGCAACATTGAATTTTGATGGAGAGTTCTGGTACCTAGCGCCTGCGATGGATGACTTTAATCCAGTCTATTACGAAAGTGAATTAGGCGAAACATGGGAACTCATGCAATCCACTGGCTTGAAAGACAAAAATGGCGTGGAGATTTTTGAAGGGGATATTGTATTAGCTAATGGAGTACAAGTAACTGTCTCGTTTGGCGAACAAAAATACGAAGAAAATTATGGCGACGAAACTTACTATATTGGTTTTAATGTTTTTACCAAAATGGGCTACGGGATGCTCATACCTGTTAAATATGAAGTCTTGGGCAACATCCACGAAAACCCCGAACTGTTAAGCTAGGGAATCGAGTGAGGGAGGAAGAAAATGAAATACACAGTAGCGTTATCCCAAGCGGATATCCAAAGCATTATTAACGGCAGGGAAGTCAATGTCGTTTTGCCGAACGGGCAAAAGTTGGTTATCCGTCAAAGCTATGTATTAGACGCAACAGCGCCGTTGTTAAACGACGAGTACAATGTGCAGAGCAAGACCGCAGAACGGAATAGGGACATAGCCAGAGATTATTATAGAGATATGCTAAAGGATATTTATCAAGGAGGAGCAAGATGAACGAGTATGAAGAAGCAAAAGAAGTTGCCATTAAATCATGGGGCTGTTTGTGGGGAATAGCCCTCATAGTATTTTCCATGGCCCTAAGTGGATTTGTAACCATGAAGCTGTGGAACGGACTAATCGTGCCAACGTTTGGATTTGCCACACTGAACTACTGGCAGGCATTTGGTTTAGATCTATTCATTAGCTTTCTGACCGCCAAAATTGGAAATAAGAATGATGGGTACGAGGACAATCAGAGAGCGTATGTGTCTATCATTGCTACATTACTATTTTGGGGCCTTGGGTCGATTGCAATGATGTTTATTTAAAAATTTTAGGAGGCAGGCAGGTTGGACTTAGAAAAATGGCGCTTTGAGCGTGTGAAACAAGTATTGCGTGATTATCCGGAGTACGATCTAAAGATAGCTAAGATTGAGGAATCTATCCGCTACCCACACAAGCCGGATGATTACGCATCAGACAGACGGGGGACTAAGACCACGCCTGAGACAGCCACAGAGACACTGTGGACGATACAAACGCATGATGCGATTAATCAGTTTAGACACAACCAAAAGGTCGTGAGCGAGCTATTAGAGGAGTGTGGATTAGATACAGAAACGATTATCCGCGAGCTGTACATGCGGAAGTTCCCACGATACACCATGCAGGGACTGGTGCAGGAACAAAAGATAAAGTGTGGAAGAGATAAGGCGTTTAAACTTCGGAACCGGTTCTTTGAGGAGTTAGACAAAGCGCTTTAAATTCGGACGAAATTCGGACGCACGGACCTTTAAATCGTTATAAAATTATAAAGTAGGATATTGGATGAGGCGACCACAAACGACACGGTTTCCTCCTTTAGGATATATTTTTAGAGATGCGCCTCAATTCAAATCCATTAACCGCTGGCTAATTAAATCAGAAGGATGTGAAAACGAGTCACTCCTTTGGTCATTTGTCGAATGGCCGGCGGTTTATGTCACTGTGGCGGAAAGGGTAGACGCTTAGACCGTAAGATAAAGTACTCCTCGGTTATGGGAACGACGTGATTAATAAGCTAAGTCGGGAACGTGAATGAAGTAGCGTACCAGTCGGATATATAATCTTTATCATGCAAGGTTCGATTCCTTGCCAGTGACTTTGGGAGGACTCCTTGACTCTTAGCGCGGAGCATTGAGTATCTGATGACCCAATGAGATTGAGACGGTACTCCGAGCCATTAGGCACTGAGCTTGTCCAGTAGGGTGCTGTCAGGACAAGTCAATCTCAGGAGGTAGCTCCTCCGGTTGACGTGTAGTTTAAAGAATGGTAAAAACGGCTCCACTATCAGGAGTAGATGCAGTGTCGATAGCTGCCACGTCAATAGCAACCGAGCATTCCCAACCGCCAGGCATGGACAAACGGTGGGTCCCAGAATGGGGTAGGTTGCTTAACATTAAGTTGGACTTGCTAGGGATACGGCAAGTTGCCTGCGTGAGGCTTTGATACACGAGTTGGCCACGACCGGAGGCGGTAGTCCAGTCCAGTATCTATACATATCACAGACAGTCTTCGGGCTGTCTTTTTATATACCCAAGGAGGGCAACGCCATGACCTACACCGACTACCTAAACTATCTCAAGGCCAAGCATCAAGAGTTTGCTAATTATTTCCCCGGCTACTCAAAGCAACGGATAGGATTGATCGTGCAGCGGTATGAGTATAACCACGGCAGACAGATGGACTATGCGACAGAGTGCAGGGTGTGGCGGGATTACTTTGATTGGATATGTGAGAGGTGGGAATGAGATGAAAGACTTTTGCGAGGCTATCCTAACGTTAGATGTTAACGATGGTATGGCGTGTGTTTATCAAAAGGCAATCGAGCGGGAGAACAGTCCGTTTGGATTGAGAGACAACTGGAATGGGAACCATGCACATGTGGATATATCTGGTAATCAGTTGACTATCTCTTTGCTGTCGCACACGTTGCCTAATCTTAAGCAGACTGTTGATTGGTATGAGCGAGTAGGGGCTAAGGTGGTATACACAAGCTATGATACCTAGGGAGATATCGAGACCGTTTTATAAATCGAAAGCATGGCAGAGATGCAGAGCTGGATATATTAAATCGGTTGGTGGATTGTGCGAGAGATGTCTGTCAAACGGAAAGATAGTCAAGGGGTATATAGTCCACCACAAGGAGCACCTGACAGAGCAGAGCATACATGATCCACAAGTAAGCCTTGCTTGGTCTAACCTTGAGTATTTATGTTTGGATTGTCATAACAAAGAACATTTTGAAAAAGAAAATATTTTAAATGATGATGTGATGTTTGATGGCGATGGCAACCTAGTCGAGAGGTAATCCCCCCCCTTGCTTTTTTAATTCTGAAATCGGTTAGGGAACGGAGGGGGACATTCAAAAAATGCACAGGCTATTTTCGCATAAGCCCCACCTCAAAAGAAAGGAGGATTTAGATGGATGATAAAACGAGAAAGCTTCTGGTAGCAAATGAAATTAAACGGCTAACGGATATCTTTAAAGAACTAGACAGCAAGAAACAACGGACGGTTAAAGGACTGATTGAAGAGTCCGCTTTTATGAAGGCTACGCTCGCTGAATTGAAAGAAATCATACAATCAGAAGGTGTCGTCAACGAAATGGAACAAGGGAGCTACTCTATTATCCGAGAACATCCAGCTTTGAAATCGTACAACACGACAATCCAGCGGTATACGACTGTCACCGAAAAATTGTTAGGATTGCTACCGAAGGATGCGCCAAAACCGGATGATGATCTATCCGAATTCAACGCCTTTTTGAATGAGAGGGCTGATTGATGTGGAAGAGACATACATTTACCAATATTGGCTAAGCTTTAAACAAAACGGTGGAGAAACCTTAGTATCGGAAAAGATTTACAAACTTTATAAAAAATTGGTCGCTGATTTGCAAAACGCAGACAGCGATTTTTATTTTGACCGAAAACGTGCGGAACATCCGATTAAGTTTATTGAAAAATTTTGCCACCCGTCAAAAGGGAAGCAAGCAAACAAACCGCTAAAATTAATGCTTTGGCAAAAAGCGATGATTGAAGCAATTTTTGGCTTTATAGATATCGAAGGGAATCGGAAATATCGACGTGTATTTTTGTTGATTGGACGAAAAAACGGGAAGTCTGCAATAGCCTCTGCTTTAGGCCTTTACATGATGATTGCGGATAACGAAAACGGCTCTCAAATTTTGGCAACTGCTGCTAAAAAAGACCAGGCGAAAATTATCTGGCAAGAAGCAAAGCTGATGGTGAAAAAATCGCCAACGCTACGAAAAATGATAAAGACACGTGTGGCAGATATGATTGCAGATTTTAACGATGCTGAGTTTAAACCGTTGGCAAGTGATTCCGATAGTTTAGATGGCCTCAACGCTCACTGTTCCTTGATGGATGAGATCCATTCGTGGAAAGGCAGAGGAGGACGTCCGCTATACGATGTAATTGTCGATAGTATGACCGCACGAGAACAACCGTTAATCTTAATTACGACGACATCCGGCACGACCCGCGAAGATATCTTTGACGAACTCCGAGAGGAAATGTCAGACATTATCGACGGTTGGGAAAATGCAGAAGGCTACCAAGATGAACGAACAATCCCGTTTATGTACGAGTTGGACGATGCCGAAGAATGGCGAGATGAACAGATGTGGGTGAAAGCCAATCCTGGAATTGGTGTCATTAAGAAATTCCAATCGTTGAAAGAAAAGGTTGACCTAGCAAAGCAGAATCCGCGCATGGTGCGAAACATGCTATGCAAAGAATTTAATATCAATGAATCCGATACAGACGCTTGGCTAAGCTTTAACGATTTTAATAGTGAAGCTACGTTTGATATCGATGAATTGAAACCGCGGTACTTTATCGGCGGAATTGATTTATCCGCTACAACCGACTTAACGTGTGCGACTGCTTTATTTGCATTGCATGACGATCCGCAAAAGCTCTATGTCCTCCAAAAATACTTTATGCCATCTGATTTATTTGCCGAACGAATTAAAGATGACCGTGTGCCATACGATAAATGGTTGGAGCAGGGGATTATAAAATTATCTGGCGAAAGCAAAGTAGATTACAAAGATATCACGGTTTGGTTTACCGAGTTACAAATGGCGCATGATATCTATCCATTTAAAATTGGCTATGATGCTTGGAGTTCTGGTTACTTGGTTGACGAAATGAAAAATGCTTTTGGTCCATCAGTGCCAGAAGGCGTTTATCAAGGCTACCGCTCCCTATCATCGCCGATGAAAGCACTAGGTGCAGATTTAACCAGCGGAAAGATTAATTACAACAATAACGGACTATTGAAATGGTGTATCTCGAATACACGCGTAAAAACAGACGAGAACGCCAATATTAAGCCGGTGAAGGGCAACAACCCAAGAAAACGGATAGATGGCTTGGCAAGCCTGTTGGACGCGTACGCGACGTATGAGCGATACATGGAAGAGTACCTAGGTTTAATTTGAAAGGGGTGAGAAATTGAAATTATTTAACAGGAAAGTAAACGAAACTCCGAAAACAGTAACGAAGTTTCAGATGGTCGATGAGCCAAGTTCTGGTTTTGTCGGCTTTGGCGGAAATGTTTATGAAGCCGACATTGTACGAAGTGCCGTCCGTCCGTTAGCAACTGCTGTCGGAAAGACTGTGCCGAAACATCGGTTTAACAGCAGGATTAATCCAAACGTAAATGTCTTAATGGTCTTAATGGAGCCAAACCCAATCATGAGCATGCAAATGCTTTTGGAAAAAACGATTTGGCAGTATCGCATAAACGGAAATGCGTTTATTTATGTGGAAAAAGATGATAGAGGCAAGCCGATTGCATTATATCCAATTGTCTCAAACTCCATGGAATTGTTGGTAAACAAAAGCGGGGAGTATTTCATCAAATTTTATTTGCGAGACGGAAAACCATATACATTCCGTTACGCAGACCTAATCCACATCCGCAATGATTTTACAACCAACGAAATCTTAGGCGATAGCTTGGCTCCCTCTCTGCTACCGCTTCTTGAAGTAGTGCAGACGACTGACCAAGGGATAATCTCGGCAATCAAAAACTCGAATGTAGTGAAATGGTTGCTAAAATTTAACCAGACACTCCGTCCAGAAGATATCAAGTCCAACACAAAGCAATTTGTGGATGACTTTTTGAGGACGGACAGTGAGGGGATTGGCGCTGCGGGCGTTGACTCCAAAGCCGACGCTATCCAAGTGCAACCATATTCTTATGTACCAGAAAAAGAGCAATCTGCTGCGACACGTCAAAGGATTTTAGATTTACTAAATACCAATGACAATATCGTGAATTCCACATTTACAGAAAACCAATGGATTGCGTATTACGAAACGCAAATCGAGCCAGTGTTGATCCAACTATCAGATGGATTTACAAAGGCTTTTTTTACGCGTCGAGAACGAGCTTTGGGGCACGAAATTATGTTTGAGTCTAACAACTTGCAGTTTGCTAGTATGCAGACCAAGTTGCAAATGGTTGGTTGGCTAGACCGTGGCGTAATGACCGTCAACGAATATCGGACGATTGCACTTGGATTGGAACCTGTCGAAGGCGGAGACATGCGTTTACTGCGCAAAGACACCGACCGATTAGACCAAAACAAAGGAAAGGAGGAAGCGGATGAAGAAGATAAATCTTAAAGGCGATGTCGTCTCCAACTCAACCGGCAAGTTGCTCGATTGGTGTGACTTTGACTCTATTTATCCAGCCAAAGTCCAAAACGCATTGGACAATTTAAACGGCGAAGATGTGGAAGTGACCATGACAACGAACGGTGGTTCCGTTTTTGCCGGTCAAGAAATTTATGACATCATCAAAAATTACTCTGGCAAAACCACGTTAAAAATTAGCGGTCTTGTCGCAAGTATCGGCACATTGATTACTTGTGCGTTTGACGAAGTGCTGATTAGTCCAGTCGCTACGTTTATGATCCACAATCCAACACTTGCGGAAGTCAGCGGTGAGAAAAAGGATATGGAACAAGCGGCGCAATTACTATCAACTGTGGAAAACACAATTTTGGAAGCTTATGTTGCAAAAACTGGCTTGGACAAAGAAGGCCTATCTGAATTAATGGCTAACCAAACATTTATGACAGCACAAGAAGTAATCGATTATGGATTTGCTGATGGATTAGCAAAAGAAGAAGAAACAGAACTGCAATTAGTAGCGAGTTTTGAAACTTTGGCTAACACATCGTTTATCACCAAATTAAAAAGTATGAAAGAAAAGGAAGAGCGTGATTTGGCAGAAGCCAGATTGCGTTTTTTACATTTGAAGGGGGAAAAATAATGGATTTGGAAACAATCAAAAACTTATTGGCGGAAGGAAAAATCGATGAAGCCAATAAAGCAATGGACGAGTTGGAAGTCGAAAACAAACAAACGTTTGAAGAACCGAAACCAGCGAAAGTAGAAGACAAAGCATTGGAAATTAAACAACCAGAAGAGGTGGAAGATTTGAAAAAAGTGGAAGAAGTGAAAGATGTGGTAGCACCGAAGTATGAAGATGTATTTGCGAAGATTTTAATGGGGCGTGAACTTGAACCACAAGATAAAGTTGCATACGAAAAAGTAAACAATGTTGCATATACTCACCAAGTATCAAATCAACCTATTTTGATTCCAGAAACAACTATGGCTGGAATTTTAGGATTAATTGAAGAACAACATCCGTTTTATGGCGCAATTCGCAAACTGAACGTTCGAGGCAATTTAACTATCAAACAGCACGTTTCAGTGGATGCTGGCGATGCATCGTTTGTAGATGAAGGCACCCCAGCTGTTGATGAGGAAAACAAATTTGCTGAAATCACGTTAACTGGATTTGAAGTAGCTAAACTAGTCCGCGTGTCGTTTAAGTTAGAAGCAATGTCAATCGAAGAGTTCATTCCGTACATTCAAGCTGAAATCGCTGATCGCGTAGGACGTACCTTAGGTAAAGCTATCTTTACTGGAACTGGTGTGAAACAGCCTAAAGGTGTATTAACTGTTTTATCTGAACAAGTAGGAACTCCGCAAATCGTTACGGCTGCTGGAGCGATTAAATATACCGACCTGACTAGCTTGCGTTCGAAAATTGTATCTCAATTTGCAGCAGGCGCTAAATTTTATGCGAAAGCTTCAACTGTTTGGAATTCTTTGGCTACAGTATTAGATGGCTCTGGTCGACCTATCTTTATTCGAGAAGCAGTTGATGGTGGTGTAGGTACTATCTTTGGTATTCCAGTTGTAGAAGATGACGGTGTTCCTGAAGGTGAAGTTGTATTAGGTAACCCTGCTGCAGGTGTGGTACAAAATACAAACGAGCCATTCTCTATCCAAACTGAACGTAGTGTAGTAGATCGTGAAACTCGCTACCAAGGTTACACAGTGCTTGATTGGGCTGTAACATACACACAAGCGTTCGCACATTTGAAAGTAACAGCGGGGGAGTAATTTCCCCTAATTCGTTAGGGGTAGCCGACTTAGAAAAGCCGACTAGCAACAATACTGTTGTAGAAATCAAAGCTTATTTAGACGATGTAGGCATTGCTTATAAATCAAGCATGACAAAAGCCGAGCTTTTAGAATTGGTAGGTGGTTAGATGGTAGAACCGAACGAATTACTCACAAAAATTAAAGATCATATCCGCCTAGAGGACGGCATGGACGACTCCATGTTGTCTTTTTATTTGGACTCTGCCCACCGCTACGTTTTGAAAAAAATTGGTTATACGCAAGAGTATCTGGAAATCATGGTAGCTACCGTCATGTTTGAACATCGCTTGTCCTCCGAAGAACTCGGAAAGGCGTTGCAAGCATTGGAACCTATTTTTGGTTTGGAGGTGCTGACAGATGAGCCTGCTGAATAGTCTGAAGTGGAAAGCTGAACTGCAAGCCATAACCGATACTGTGGATGAATACGATCGACCGAAAGAAGTCCGCACGAAAGTCCGAGATATTTACTTTGTTGAAATCGGCATTACAGCCGAAGAAAAATATCTCTCTCAGCAAGCCAAAACAAACGTTGTCCGGCGGATTAAATGTCGCTGGGATAATACAATCAGCGAAAAAACAAACGGTCTACTGATTGACGGTGTGGAATTTAATATCACTCGAATATATGTACTGCCGGAAGTTAGAGAAATGGAGTTGAGTTTAGCCTATGTCGATTAATTTTGCGGAATTGCGAACGGTGTTAAACTCAACCAATTATCCTGTGTTTAGAGACAAATCGCCGAAGAATACACCATTTCCGTATGTCGTGTACTCATTTGTTAGCGAGAGCCGAAAGGTTGTGTCCGGGAAGACATTTAAACGATTGCCGTATTATCAAATATCGCTTTTTACCACAGGCACAGAAAATGACTTGGCGCCAATCCAAAAAGTGTTTGACGAAAACAACGTGCGGTACTCACCTTTTTCTGCGACTCTGGGTGATGAAAACGATGATACAGTCACTAATTTTTATACGTATGTGCGGGTGATTGAAAATGACAGATAAAAATGGATTTAAGGATGTGGCGGATTACCTTGGGAATATTCTACGAGCCGACCCACAAAAAGTCTCGATTGAATCGCTAACCAACGCGGCGAATTTTTACACAGAGAAATTAATCCCACAGATACCAAAAACACTCTTAAAAAAAGAGCACATGAGGGACCATGTGAAAGTGGTAGTGGAAGACACGCAAGTAAAAGTTATGTTTGACGACACCGCTTTTTACTGGCGGTTTGTTGAAAACGGTACGCCGAACCAACGTGCGCAACACTTTGCCAGCGGAACATTTGAACAATATCGGGAACAAATTGAAAAACTAATGACCGAAGAAATTATGAAGTTACAGGAAGGATGATAATCATTGGCTAAAACAGACGTTTTATATTTTGATGGATTAGACGATATTTTGATTGCAATGATGACCACGCCAGACAACGTAGGCGTTGAGCCAGTTTACAGTGAAATTGTACGCTTGCCGATTGCAACAAAATTAGGAATTAAAGGAAATGGCTCCACTTTGGAAAAATGGGCATCTAGCAAGATGTTTAGAATGGTTAGTCGGGAAACAAAACACGAAATCGCATTGGACCATGTGGGTATCCCGATCGAGGTTATGGACGAGCTGAAAGGCTTAGTAGCTGTTAATGCTGCGACGTTTGGCACTACACAATCTCGTGAGTATCCATTTTTTGCATTTGGCTTTATCGGAAACATGGAAGGCGGAGGCAAAAAAGCGGTGTGGTATCCGAAAACTCAGCTCTCAAATGTGATTGATGAAGAATATGAAACTGCCGAAGAAGAAACAAAAATCAATGACGTTACTGCCAATCTTGTGTCTGTTGGTCTTAAAAACAACGGGGTAATCTACTCTAGTTTTGATTCCAACCGGACGGACGGGTCATTAGAATTGTTCGAGAAATTTATCAAGCAACCAGTCTACTCCGAAACACAATGGACTACTTTGGCTGGCGGTGAGTAAATGGCAAGACTAGCTGATTACGGAATTAATGTCACTGATTTTAGCAACGTTCGCGAAATCTCAATCCGAGGAACCAAATTCCCAATCTCATTTACTATGGAAACAATGGAATACATTGCAGATATTTACGATGGCGATTATGCGGAGTTTGAATCTGCGATGAATGCCATGCTGAAAAAAGCTGACGGGAAATTGACATCTAGCACGCTCTCTCCGGCTGATTTAAAAATTATGCGGGCTTTGATTTATGGCATGTTAAAAACTGGTGGACTAGATGAAACACCAGACACCATTTTTAAATTTTTGGGCATGAGCGGGGATGTGCTGTCTGCATATAGCGCATGCATGGAAATCTTTGCAGACCAAACATTTCAGGTGGAAGACTTAAAAAAATCGAAGAAGCCACAAGACTATCAAAAAGCGCAAGCAAAAAGAAATCCAAAGAAAAGCAACCGACGGAAATAGGAACACCGTGGAGCTTTTATATTTATGTAGCCCTCACTCTCTTAAATTGGAGTGAGGATTTCTTTTTGGGCGCAACTCCTAACTTGTGGCTTAAAGCCTATATCCAGTGGCTAGAGGCTAACACAGACTTTGAGCCACCGAAATCAGTCACGATGGACAAGAGTCCGTGGTGGTAGGAAGGAGGTAGAAAATGGCAGGAAAAGAATCTGATGTAGTTTTAAATTTTAAAACGAACGGTGAAGTATCTTACGCGAAAACCGTGAAAGAAATCAACAAAGAAATGAACTTGGCTAACACCGAGTACAAGAACCATGTATCGGCAATGGATAAAGATGCTACTCAAACCGAGAAGTTGACCGCAACCAAGAAAAAGCTAGAGAAACAAGTCGCATTAGCTGAACAGCGAACACAGATGCTCCGAGAAGAATATGAGAAGTCTGTCAAAGAAACTGGTGAATATTCTGCTGAATCCGAAAAGCTCTACAAGAAAATGTTAGAATCCGAAACCGGTCAAAACAAGTTGAAACGTGCATTAGAAGAAACAAATGAAGCCCTAGAAGAGCAAGGAAAGATGTCAGCTGAAACAGCTGAAAAACTGGGCAAGATTGAAGAAGCCGGCGAAAAGGTTAAAGGTGTCGGTGAAAAGATGTCTGTTGGTATTACAGCGCCGATTATGGCAGTGGGCGCTGCTGGATTAGCTGCATTTAGTGAAGTGGATGAAGCATTAGACACCATTATTACCAAAACTGGTGCAACTGGTGACACAGCCGACAAGCTATCCCAATCCTTTGAAAATGTGGGTAGTAATACTCACTTGGAGTTGCAAACCGTTGGAGAGGCTATTGGCGAAGTAAATACTCAGTTTGGATTTATGGACAAAAAGCTAGAAGAGTCCACCGATTATCTTTTGAAGTATGCCGAGATTAACGATACTGATGTCTCACAATCTGCGATATCCGCAAGGCAGGCGATTGAAGCATACGACATGAGCTACGACGATCTAAACAGCGTGCTGGACGTTACAACAAAAACGGCACAAAATACTGGTCAATCTGTGGATGACCTAATGAAAAAAGCCATTGATGGTGCGCCTCAAATTAAACAGCTTGGATTGAGCTTTGGCGAAGGCATTACGCTGATGGGACAATTCGAGCAAGCTGGGATTGATTCTGGCGCTGCACTAAGTAGCTTGTCAAAAGCGACTACCGTTTATGCTAAAGACGGCAAGACATTAACAGAGGGCCTTGGAGAATTACAGGACAAAATCATGAATGCCAGCTCCGAGACAGAAGCTATCAACGCAGCGGCTGAAATATTTGGTACTAAAGGCGGTCCGCGGATGGCTGATGCAATCAAACGCGGAACACTTAATCTGGAAGATTTAGCCAGTGTGGCCGGAGAAAGCGGAGGAGCAGTAGGCACAACATTTGAAGCTACTCTGGACCCAATCGACAAGTCGAACCAAGCCATGAACAATGCAAAACTAGCAATGGCAAGTGTTGGCGAAAGCATCCAAGTAGCATTACTGCCAGTGTTTGAGAAGGCAATCGATGCATTAACTCGATTTAAAACATGGTTTGACTCGTTAGATGATAGCCAGAAACAAACGATTTTAACAGTCGCAGCAGTGGTCGCAGCAATTGGCCCATTTTTAGTTATCCTCGGGACGTTACTTGGTTCCGTGACAAAAGTTGCTAATGGGATTAGGACGCTCAAAACGGTATTTTCCGCCATGAAACTTGCTTTTGCAGCCAATCCGTTTGTTTTGGTCATAGCCGGAATAGCATTGTTGATAGCTGGTTTTGTCTTAGCGTACAACAAATGTAAGTGGTTTAGAGATGGTGTGAACGCATTTTTCAAAGGAATAAAGGACGTCGGGAAATCGGTCTTTGACTTCTTGAAAAACCACATTGGCGGTGTGTTTGACGGTATCATGGCAAATTTCAACAACTTTGCTAGTGCAGGAAAGCGAATATTTAACGGCTTTATCGATTTTATTACTGGAGTATTTAGCGGAGATTGGAAAAAAGCTTGGAATGGAGTAGTCGATATTTTCGGTGAAATTTTTGATGGAATTGCCTCTTTGGTTAAGGCGCCGATTAATCATGCTATTGGGCTGATTAATGACTTTTTGGGAAACTTAGGATCGATTGAGATACCTGATTGGGTACCGAAAATTGGCGGTAAAACATTTAGCATTGGGAAAATTCCATACTTGGCCAAAGGCGGACACTTGATTAATGGCCAAGCCATCGTCGGCGAAGCGGGTCCAGAACTGTTGAATGTTGCCAATGGGAAAACCACAGTCACACCTTTGACGGATGCCGAAAAGAAAAACAAATCGCAAGCAAGTAATATATCCGTCGAACAACACAACCACTTTGGTAATGTGGACGCGAACAATCCGTCCGAATTAGACCGATTAAATCGCAAAATGGAACTAGCAAGCAAACAAGCAATTTATGATATGGGAGGTGTTCCGACGTGACGAGTGTAAATTTTATGAATCCTGATGAACCAAATTTTATCTGGAAAGGTCGGAATGCTCTCTTAGATATGGATTGCATCATTGAGTCCGAACTCCCGGAAATATCGGCTAACAAACGCTATGAAACTTATAGCGTGGTTGGTCGGTCTGGCGAACTCCATGAGACATTTGACGATTACGATGCTTACGATTACGAAATCGAGGATATCACTATCCCACGGGAGCGATTGTCCGATATCAAGCAATGGCTGTCTGGTAGAAGTCGGTTGATTACGCATAATGATGCTGATAAGTATAGGGATTGTATCTGCACCATGTCTAAGCCATTGGAATTTGAAAACGAATGGGGTGTTTTTTACACGTTTGGAGCGACATTTAGAAGTCAACCACTCAGAAAAAAAGTGCGAGAAGTGCCGATAGAGTTTACTAATGGAACATTTAAGTTTTTTGACCCCGGGCAAGAAGTCGCAAACCCGTATTTTGAAATCCAATCTACTGGCGGAGATATCAGCCTAAAAATTGGTAGTCGAACACTCACCGTCTTAAATAGTCTGGCTGCCTTGGTGACTGTCGACTGCGAAAATGGGAAAGTAATGCAAGAGGGCTTACCGCTGTTTACAAAAGGTGATTGGTTAAAAATCCAACCAGGCGAAAATACGTTGACGGTCACAGGTGCAGTTAAAAGTGGCAAGATGTGGAATAGGAGCGTGTGGCTGTGATGGAATTTGTCTATATTTATAAAGAACTTCCGGAAGACTTGTCCACGAATGGTGAAGCGCTAACCGATTGGAAAGACTTGCCAGAAATCACACGTGTACTAAATGACAAGTTTTCTTTTTATGGGAATTACTCATTAGATGGTCAAAATGCTGATTTAATCAAAAACGGGAGCTTTGTCAAGGCTTTGACGGAAAACGGGACCTGGCAATACTTTGAAATCTTTGAGCCAAAGAAAACGCTGGACTCCATATCGTTTAACGGTCGCTTTATCGCAGCTATGGCCAATAGGAATTTTATTGACTACTCATTTACCGACAATGGAAATGGTAGTCAAATTATGGCTAATCTCCATAGTTCACTGGCCTTTCATCAAAAATTCCGCTACTTGTCAGATGTACCAACTACTCACCAGTTTACAGCTAAACAAGTTGGACCGATTGATGCTATCGTTGGCAGTAACAATGGCAATCAAAACCTAGTTGGCGTCACCGGCGGCGAGTTTGATGTTGATAATTACGATATCAAATTGGTTAAACAAATTGGCGCTGACAATGGTTATCGGATTGATTTTGGGATAAATCTGGAATCAATTGAATCCGAAGTGAGTGAGCAAGTTGTTAATGCGCTGTACCTGGTAGGTGGCGTACCAGATAACGATTATGATCAGGACAAAGAGCCTTTGACGTACAAGTATTTGGAAATTGAGGGTGTCGATGATAGCAATCGACGAATTGGCAAACGGGAAAATTCTAACTGCAAAACGTTGGAGGAGCTAAAAGCCTGGGGACAATCGTTGTTTGACAAAGACCGAATCCACGAACCAACGGCTACTCACAAAGTCAACATGGTGGCACTAGAACATACTCTTGAATATCAGGAGTTGTATGAGCAGTTTGCTAGGCTCCATTTTGGGGATGTAGCACATGTATATGTTGATAAGCTTGGCATGGAACTCAAGGAGCGCATGGTTGAGTACGTGTGGTTTCCGACGATTGGTAAATACAAGTCGATCGTGCTTGGTAGTAACCTATCAAAATATACGTCAAAAACAAAAACCGAAACTGATAAACTTGCTGACAAGATTAATAATCGGACAGAGACATTGGTCACTAATATAATCAACGCTACGGCATGGATCACTGGGAATTCTGGTGGACATGTCGTTTTTCGTCCGGAAAAAGGACCGTCAGAAATCCTAATTATGGACACCAGGGACGTAGCCAGTGCCAAGAAAGTTTGGCGCTGGAATCTGAATGGGCTTGGATATTCTAGCAATGGAGTTAATGGTCCATTTGGTTTGGCCATGACTTCGAAAGGCGAAATTGTAGCAGACTTTATCAAAGTTGGAACGATTCAAGCAAATGTTTTTGAATCGTCATTTAATAATTATGGCGATGTGCTAAAACTCGTGTCCGGAACGTTGCAAGCTTGGAATGGCACTAAAAAAATTATGGAGCTAACGAAGAAAGGACTCCAGTTCTGGAACAACAACGAATCAGTTGGCTTAATTGGAACCACCGGCGCTAAGTTTTCAGGCATTGCTTTACCTGACGAAAATTACAACGGCCGCTCATTGTTTATCACTCTGGACGAGGGCGGTCAAATCATCCAGTTGTCGGCTTTAGATCAAACCGGGATTCAGCTGGATAAAAATGGAAATATTGTTTTAAAAGCAAAATCTGGTAAAAATGTATCTGTCGAAGTTGGAAACTTTATCGCTGGTAAATCGACTTTTGTTGGTGACGTGAATATCGCGGCTGCGCTCAAAGCTCTTAGCCTAGAAATCACCAATACACTAAAAGTCAACGGCCGAATAGATGCAGCTGAATACGCAGAGTTCGCTAAGAATATTAGAGTCAATGGTCTTGCGGCAACTGAAAGGCTGACAGCTAGTGACTCGTTAAACGTTGGCAATAACGCTATTGTTGGCGGCCGTTTAAATGTCAAAGAGCTCTATGTAAATGGCGTGAAAATTGACACGAACGGGAGCGGCTCTGGCGGTCCCAGTGGTGGGGATTTGACCATATTTGTAAAAGTATTGGCATTGACGGCTAAATACGAAATGGGCGATCGTTCGTCGGGGTATTATCACGAACCTTTAAACGATGGAGCCGGCTGGAACTATGGTAAGTATTCATTCACGCAAGCGTATGAGATGACGCCATTTCTAGCTTGGTTAGCGACTAACTATCCAAGTATCCGAAGTGCGCTGGTCGGGAGTGTGGGCACGTCAGAGTTTAATAACTCATGGGCCACATTTGGTGCTGCCAACGAAACGTTGTTCACCGGTGTGCAAGCCGAGTATTTCTGTCGTCAAAAATTGAAACCTATGATCGAACATTTGAAATCGAGCACAGGCGTGGATTTAAACGACGGCAACAAATGGCTTGGGACACTCTCCATCTTTTGTTCCATCACAAACTGGTATCCAGCGGCTGTCCAAAGCGGATTCTTTTACAATTTTGTACAACAGTTTGCGAGTTCATGGAACGACAGCAGCTTTATCACGACAGTTTGTGATTACATCGTGGCCAACGCCGCATCAATGGTGGCGCCAGAATATGTTCAAGGGATTCAGAACCGCTTTCGGGCTGAAAAGGTCGATGCGCTGGCATTGACAACACCAACGAAGATCCCGTTTGATACGCAAGCAATCGGAGGTTATCAGTTGCCAATAGCTAAACCAATCACAGTCGCCTCTGAATTTGGGATGCGAGTACACCCAATTACAGGAGTCTTACAGCTCCACAATGGGATTGATTTAGTCAATGGCAATCCAAATACACCAATTCTAGCATCCAACGCTGGGAAGGTAGTCCAGGCTAGTAGTGAGTATTTTGACTACTACGGAAATTATGTCGTCATCCAGCATGCGGATGGCTTGTATACCGGCTACGCTCACCTATCACGGATTGATGTCACGGCTGGTCAAACCGTCACAGCAGGCCAGCAACTAGGTTTGATGGGCACCACAGGACCATCGACAGGCGAACACTTGCATTTCCAACTGATGAAAGCTTTTTGGCCGAGTAGCGATGATGATTTTGTTAATCCACGGACAAAGATAACGATATAGGAGGGATTTTAATTGGCAATTAGATATCCAATTACATTAAGTACAACAGAACCAAATAATGATGTCGGTTTATTAAAAATCCGACAAACAGATCAAGACACACAGACATTTATTGTAACGATAACGGAAAACAGCAGTCCGAAAGCATACACGGGGCTGAAACCATTCTTTTGTGCCAAGATATCGACAGACTTAGGCCTAGGATTAATCGAACAAGAAGTTGATGGACCGATTGATTCTGCTAACGGAAAGCTGGAATATACATTAAAACCAACCGATTGGCAAAATCTTGGCCGCCATACCGCATATTTTAGTTTTAGGAGAATGAATTCTGATGGTAGTTTTTCGGAACAGTTTACGACTCGCGATTTTTACTACAACGTTATTAAGTCGGTCTATTCGGACGGAATTACAGAAGTCAAAACTAATGGATCAACGTATTTATGGACGTTTGAAGACTTAAAACGCAGATTAGATGAGTATTTATCTGCTGGAAAATCTGATTGGGATGAATTTGTAAATCAAAATAAGGAAATTTTGGAATCACTTGATCCGAATGGTGAATTGCTTAATCAATTAAATGATTTAAAAACGCAGTTAGACGAAGCGAAAAATAACAATTCTGCTAATATCAACGATGAAATTATGGGTGGCATTCGTGATATCTTTGATGCACCACTGTTTGATATTCGAAATCAGCTTGAATCCAGAAAAAGTAATGTCAATATCGGTCATATTACCGACGTCCACTATGTTGTGCGGTCAGATTATTGGGGACCATTCCCTGCTGCTTCCTATGGATTAACACATCTTTTAAACATTGGGACTATATCTGATAAATTAGACCTAATCATTTCCGGGGGTGACAATGCTGACGAAAACAAAAACACTAAAACGGAAATTTTAAAACATCAAAGAGACTATGTAACTACGTTAGACACATGCAGCGAGTGTCCGATTATAATCGGCATTGGAAATCACGATGATCAGTCTATACGAGCAGATGCGAATAAAGTTCCTGGGACTGATTTTTTAGTAACAAATGCAGAATTTGCAGAATTGTATTTCCAGAAATCGAGTAGATTTGGGGAA